TCCCTTTTTTTGGAAGTCGTCTATGAAATTAGAAATTTTTTCTTGACGAAATCTATGGAAAGGTTAGTAGATCCCGAATCACTCAAGAAATTTAATTACCTTATGACCGAGGTTACAAGTGACATTGTTAACCATCGTGTCATTCTTAAAGATGGTAGTATATGGATAAAAGATGTTGGTAACCCCAGCGGATCAAACAATACTACCGAAGATAACTGCATTGGGCATGTCCTTTTGGACGCCTATATATTTATTAAGCTCTACCAGAAGTTACATCATGGTGAGCTTCCAAAAACCAAGAAAATTAAGAAGTATTGTCTTGCCCTTATTTATGGCGATGATGATCTTTGTGGCGTAAACACCCATAAGTTTCTTGGCGTAGAACCCTCCGAGGCCCTAGAAGCTTTGGAGGAAGTAATTGACACCGCTCTTACAAAGTGCGGCTTTGAAAAGAAATTTCTCCACACTGAAGTTGGTTTCGGTCCAATTAAGACCGTTCAGGAAGGTGGTCAGCTTGAATTTTTAGGCTCACTTCCTTTGGAAACCAAGTATGGGATACTGCCTAAACCCAATATCTCACATTTGGCTGCCTCCTTAACAACCAACATGAAATCTTTTACACCTACCAGCACAATCTCAAAAATTCGTGCTGCAGTTGATCTCTGCTCCCTCGGTGCCGATTACGACACCGAGTGCAAACTCGTTGTTGATTTTTGCAAGGATGCTTGCACTTATCTCTGGTCCCAAAAAGAGACCTTAGATTTGGAACCAACTGATGAACAATTTCTTTTGCTCAATGCAACTGGAAACTATAAGACGCGGACCTTGGTGACAGGCTTCGAAAGCGGCCCGAACCGGACTTCGGCTAGGGATCCCTTTTCTTTTTTTTTGGGATCCCGACACAAGGTGGATATAAGGCGGAATAAATACGCCGTAACAGCCCGAACCTTACAGTTAACAGATAAAATGAGTTCTAAAAAACGAAACACTGGCTCTAATAAAGTCAGAACTCTCGAGCAGCAGCTTGCTCGCGAGCGAAACAAGGTCAAGCAACTTCAAGCCCGCACTAAAGTGAACCAAAAGATGGTTTCACTTGCCGGCTCTGGTTCTTCAGATTGCCATGAATTTACTATGTCAATGCTCGACCCTGAACATTATGGACCCTTTCGCTACCCAGATGAGTTTAGTGAACCGACATCCATTTATAAAGCCATCAATAACTTTAATTTACCTATTCTAGTTAATGATGACCCTGATAATATTACATTCCAAGAGATTGATCCCAGTTCTTATTGGGCTGAGATTACTCCTAGTTTTGATGATACTATCACCTACCTCACATATGAAAATGGGAGACAAATGATGGGCCACGTCTCAATTGGAGCCCAGTCAAACTTATTTGGATTGAAACCCTTTAATGGTGATCAACCTTATTACCCTCCGGCCTCTAATCTAGCACTTCATCCAGATTCTCAGGCCTATTTGTCTCTACCAATTAGCACTGCTGATGGTGTTCTTCAACGAAGTAGACGAACTTCCATCGGCTTTGAAAATATTAATCCTTTTAGCGCCGAACTAACCTTCTTCTGGGAAGCAGCTGGTTTCGGCGTTGGGACTAGTACAATTCACATCGACTTTCATAAGACAGTTGATGGAACACCTGTTTTAGTTAACACCCAATCTTTTAACGTTACTGTCGGCACAACCGGGTCTTTCGCCTGGACTAGTGTCGCCGGGAATGATTCCCTTAGGCCTGGTTATGGAACAGCTCTCTCAATGAGAAATGAATCCACCGGTGGAGCTGGTTGTCCAATTACCTTTAAAGTTCTTGGCTCCTGGCCCCTGCAAGGTTTTGCTTTTGAAGCTGAGCGCCTTTCGGACATTTCCACCCTACAAGCTGATGTTGAGAAATATCGATTTACAGCTCAGTCGGCACTCTGCACCTATATGGGCAATGTGTTAACTATGGCTGGTCAGTGTTCATCTTTACTCTATCGCGGTGGTGTTCCATCCCAATTCAACCAAGTTTGGGATCTGGAAACACTCGCCGTTCATAAACAAGCCTACTCTGGTCCCACAGTTGAGGGCACCTATACATATTGGGAGCCCCAGGATACTGGAGATATGGTTTTTGAGTCAATTTATTCTGATAACATTTTTAAACGACCTTACATATTATGTGCTGGTCTTGTTAATCAGAACTCAGACGATGTCCAATCCTACGATAATCTAATTAGGTTACGTGTGATTTCACATATCGAGTTTACAACTAAGTCTCAGTTAAATGAGAGTGTCGCAAGTGAG